AGGAAGCGGAATCTTCAACCTTATTCTGCAACCAGTACCATTCCCATGTACCTGTCTCCGAGCCTTGGAAAGCGATACGCTCACGGCGGTTCTCCATGCCGTAGAAGCGTCTAACAGATACAGGCTCGTCCTTACCGTAAGGGTTCTCTCCGAAGATTTCACGCTCGGTAGGAATACGGAGCATATCAAAGCAGTTCGTCTGACCTACTCGCATACCAACCATGCGACCCTTGATTTCCTCCGGGAAGCTCTCGAAGATTTCTCCGTTCAACTTCTTGCGAAGGTCGGAATGTTCGTAGTCAACCTTTTCGGCTCTGCCGGGATTCTCGAACATTTTCTGCTCGTCCTTGAGACAGTCAACGGTGATGAAAAGCATACCGTTCGGGGTCTCACGAATAGCTTTCGCTTTAACCTTCTCCCCGGTGGTGAGTGTGAAAGAGATAATGTCTCCCAGTTCAAACAGTTCAGTGTCAATAGTCATGTTTCTCATAACTTCCATGATAAAATCCTCCTTAATCTTTATTGGATAAGTTTTTGTCTTGCTGTGATTATAAGATAACACATACAAGATTGAATGTCAATACCTAAAAGATAAATTTTTATCTTTTCTGTGCAAGTTATCGTCTTCTATGTTTAAGTGCTTTTCGCACTCCCTCGGAGCGTTGCTCGTATAGCTCACTGAATCGCCTATGTTCCTCACGAATGACTTTCTTTTCTTCCTCCCACAGTGCCTTTTCGTATAGGTACTCGGGACATACACCGTGACAGCCGGGGTGTCGCTTCGGAGCAACGCAGTCCTTACAGCATTTAATCTTCATCGCTTGTACCTCGTGACACTGTTGCAGATAGTTCGCAGTTCGTTCCTATCAAGAGGTGGGTCACAGGCAACCGTATTGGCGTACAACAGCTCCTCGTAAATCTGTGACTTGGAGTAGCCTTGATTGTGGAGCATACCAGCGAGGGAGGTGAGACAGATATTGCGGCTTCCGTCCGGGATTCTTGGATATACTGGACGGAGCTTTACACGCCCATTCACGACAGGTTCTTCCCATATCGGGGCGTATATCTTGTCTCGCCCAACAACCACCTTATCGGAGGTCTCTCGAGCTTCCGGGAAGTATTTCTCCACCACATAATCAATCGCTTCTTGGTTCTCGATGATTTCTCGATAGAGAATGGTGTTCCCAGTCATAATGAAGTATCGAGCCGCCTTGTAAATCTCCACGCCAGCAAGATTGTTCTTGCCTTTGAAGGGGAGAGTTCCACGGAGTAGGATATGGAATCCACGCCCACTCCGGGATTTCTCCGTATAGCTGTGGCACTTACCGACAATATCAGCCCCGAGGACGCTCATAAGACCGTCTTCATCGTACCCCTCGTCAATATCAATACCGACATACCCATTGTCCGCAAATACGAAACCGCAGTAGTCGTAATAGTGCTGGTTGTACGATTCGAGAGCAGTCTCGAAATCAGACCATGTTTCCGGGTTGGTTGAGGAAGCGGCTTCGTTCTCCCATGCTTTCATAGGGACTTTGCTTCCATCATTCGCACACACCCACTGGTCGAGTTTCTTTAATTCCTCGGGAATATTGTCATAGTAAACCACGCCGTTTTGCCACCTTTCTTTCCAGCTCATTTACGAGCTTCCAAATGCTGTCCTGTGAGATACCTTTGGACTTCGCCAACTGATAGATATTGTCCGGGACGGTATCGCCCTCACGGTAGATATACAGGAGCATTGCTCGGTCATTATCGGAGAACGACTTGAGTGCGCTGTCACACGCCGCCCAGTTATGCTTGTCTGCTTCCGAGTGAAACTTCGGTCTGTCATGTCGAGCATAGAATCGCAGACAATGATTCACATACTCGGAGTAGAAAGTTCGGCTCATTTACTTGCCCTCCTTCATTTCCCCATACATGGAACTCAACTGGGCTTTCTTCGAAGTCTTCTTTACCTCGATACCCTCGAAATACCACTGGTTATCAATGCAGATAGGGTAGTCCGGGTTGTCGGATTCCACCAGCTTACCAGTGTCAATGATATGCTGTGCCGCAGACACGGAGAGGTTGTTCTTTACGAAGTCCTTCCCGGTGCGGAGCAGAGCGTTCACTCTGCCGTTGGTGTTCTTCAACTTATACATTGTGTATAACCTCCTTAAATTCATTGTTCAGAGCTTCCACATCGACATTGCAAAGCTCCTTGAGTTTGTAGCGTTCCGGGTAGGTATCGTCCATTTCGTAGACCTCCCTCATGTGAATGTGTTCCTTCAACATATCCCGGTAGAATCTCTCGAGACGCTTCTTACCGAACCCGAGGTAAACATGAAGCGTCCACAGCACCATTGCGTCAATGTCGAGAGAATAGGCTTCGTCATGCTCGAGAATCTGTTGGTCGATTTCATGGATTGCCGCCGCTGTCGCTCTTTCCTTGGCTGACTTCTCCGCATGAGAGACCATGTGGTCGAAATCACTGACTTTCAGATTCAGAGTGGGTTCTTTCTGTACCTTAATTCCGGCTTTCTTCTGCCTACGCCGTTCAGCTCTGTTCATTACCTACACCTTCCTTCAAGAGCGAACCATGAGGGAGGGTGAGAATCCAATCGCAGAACATACGCCACTCGTCCAGCTTGTGACCTCTGCGATATTCCAGCATATTCAGAAGGTTTTCGTAGGTCATAGTGACCGTTCGCTTCTGATTGAAAGAGGAGGGCAAAAGCTGAATCATGTTCCACCAAAACTGCTTACGCTCAACATCGGTGAAATCACCCTCACTCACGAGCCTGTTGTAATCGTTGTACCAGCCACGATTGTTGTTAAGCTCGTTAATCACAACACCGAGAATCGCCTTGCTCGGCTCGTCCAAATGCTCACAGGAGAAGTCCTCGAAGGTGAACTCCTTTGCCTGTATCTTGTGCATGGTGGAACAGCTATTAGCTGTCGTGCCGACCTTGTATGTATCGAACTCCTTCCACCAATAGAGAGGAGCGGTAATATCCACCGATACGAAAATCTGACGAAGGAACTTACGGTGAGGTGCGCCGCCACGAATGAGCCGGGTCATAAGGTCTTTATCATTGTCACCGATTGCATAGCACTCATACGGAGTACAGTCATGCTCCTTCGGGTGACAGATACCTTCTCGGTCGATGATTCCACACTTGCCGCAGTCAACCGCCGGGTAGCTGTCGGAGCGTTCCCAGCTATTGAGGGGATTTCTCATTCCTCGGATAGCGTGTTCCCAGCCCCATACCTCGGGTTTCTCAAATTTAATCATCGCTCACTCCTCCTTAATAGCGGTTCTTGGCTCGAGACAGGCTCGCCATCTGACGCTTCTTCATGTCCTCGTAGAACTCGTTGCTTGGGTTATCCACCTTGTAGCAAGGGCGGTCTCCGAAGAACACACAGTAGGTATCTGTGGTCTTCTCATGTACGATGGTGGTGTATTCTTCTGTCATAGCCGAACCAGCCATAACAGGCTCACCAGCTTCGGTCACATCGAACCCGGTACAGGTGCTACCCCAAATCTGTGAGAAACACTCAACACTGAAATCGAGGTAGACTTTCTTGCGGCTATCATTCTCCTTAATCTCGGCAATCTTCTGAACGAAGTCCGGGTCATGGGCGAGAGCCTGTTGTGCCTTATAGAGCAGAAGCTCCAAATTCGGGATTCTTGCCACCATACCTCACACCCCCTCTACATGAGAAGCGAGCATATCGGCTTGGTGTGTCCACAGAACATTTGTATATTTATGCACTGCTCGTGTATAATCGTTCCATTCGGACTTATCGCAGAAAGCTCCCATGTGATAGCGAATACACATGATTTCCTCCTCGGTGAGCTTGAAATACTGTGCCAGCACAATAACCGACTTATCACCGTGACCCTTGAGCAGAGTGTCCATAGCGTATTCCCACTTGGAATCGTCTCTGATTTCCTCGCCGCCGAGAGTTTCGGCAATGACCGGGTGCTGGTAGTTGTCCATCTTACAGAGGTCGTGGAACATACCAACCAGCAGAGGTGAGCGAGGGTTCTGCCAGTCAAGACGGCACTCCTCCGTGAGCTTCTTGAGGTAGTGAGCTACCATGTAGCTGTGGTCGAACAAACCACCCTCATAATTACCGTGATACTTAGTGCTTGCCGGAGCGGTGAAGAATCCCTTCTCCAACAGGTCTTTCTTGACCTCCGGGGGAACAATGTCACCCATGAGGTCATTGAACTTCTCAATACGTTCTGCCAGTGTCATACGTCACCCTCCTGTCTGTGAAGACTGCGCTCTTTCTCGAACCCATTCGGGTAACGGTTGCGGAGCTTGTCTACGTTCATCTGCAACACCGTCTCGAGGTCGTAGCCGATAGCGTGGGCGGTAACTGCGAGATACCACGCCACATCGCCCAGCTCTTTTGCGAGGTGAGCTTTGTCCAGCTCGTGACCTTGGAAGCGGTACTTCTTAACCATGTCCACACACTCGCCGGATTCACCACATAGACCCATAACGCCGTTGAGAAGAATCTCGTCATTGTTCGGGTGGTTCATGCCAGCCGCAGTGCGGAGAGCTTCGGTCTGATACTCATTGATTGTCATTTCTTTTCACCTCCGATAAACAGAAACTTGGTATCTACCTCCACAGTGAGTGCGGTAGTAACAGGGTGATTGTCAGCTTCAATCAGAGCGGACAGGTCGAACCCCAGCTTCTCAAGATACTCAACCGCCGTCTTTGCGTTCTTCATGGATTCCACATTCGCAATCACATTGATATAGTTCTTCTCAATTTCACGAAGGGTTTCGGAACGCTTTGCTTTCAACTGACGGAGAGCGTCAGTACCGTCCGTGAAATCCTTCATAATGTACATACGAATGTTCTCTTTATCAGACAAATCAGAGAGCTTCGTTGTCAAAGAGGTGTACCAACCACAGGTAGTATCAATCCCTTCAACCTTCTCGAGAGCTTCTTTCCAGCGGTTCGCCACCGTATCAGCTTCCGAAATCAAACGGAACACCTCGTCCACAGTTTCATTGATTTTCAGAGCTTCGTCTCTCTGTGCAAAATAGGCTTTTTCAGCCGTTGCGTACTGGATTTCGACCTCTGCCTTTGCGTCACTCTGTTTGGCTTCCAGCCATTTCACCAACTGTCGTTTCGTCATAGTTATGACCCTCCTTCAATTCGATATATTTGTTCAGATACCAAACGGCTTTCTTCATGTCCTCGAGACCATTCTTCCGCTTGGCACGATACAGATACTTGAAAGCATTGCACTGACAAAAATTCAGAACAGCTTCCACGCCCTGTGTCTCGAGCATTACCTCAATGCACTCGAATTTCCCGGTCTCATAATGTGCCGGGTGATTGACATTATCTGTCATGCGACACCTCCTATTAAAAATCCGGGAGAGGAGCTTGCCCCTCCCGGCTGATTGCTTAACCCAACAGTGCGTCAATATCCAGTCCAGTCTTAGCCGGAGCGGAAGCAGTCTGTGTCTTAGGTGCGGCTTTCGGAGCGGCATTGTTACCACTGCCGAGAGTGAGCGCACGAGCGACAGGCTCGGTGTCGAAACCATCTGCCGGAGACTTGTCCCCGAGGTTTGCGAAAGTGACTTCCTTGTTTGTGTCTTTGTTGCTCGGAACTTTGGTGTGAACAACCTCTGCACGAATGTAGTGATTGATAAGCTGTTCCGGGTCAATGTCCTCCATCGTGTAGTCATTCATAGCCGTCTTAGCGAAGTAGGAGAAAGCGTTCAGAGCCTTTTCGTTGTACTCGTCATTCTTATCCTTGATAGAAAAACGCTCGGTGTGGGTTGCGCCCTGTGCGTTTACCAGCTTGATTTCGATACGACCGAAATCCTCGTCATAGGTTGCGTCATAAATGCGGAAAACGTATTCTCCCTCCGGGATAATTACAAAACCGCTCGTCATAGGGATTCTTGCCATTGTAGTGTCCTCCTTAAAAAATTCCTTTTTTCGTACTGTTGGCGAAGACGATTTCCGTCAACTTCCATGCCTGTTCCTCGGTGAAACCAGCCTTAATATAGCTGTTGTACATATTGTGAAGCTCAACAGCGGCTTCATCGTACTTCTCAACCTTGAGAGCTTCCTCACGTTGTTCTTCGAGAGCTTTCATTTCCTCGGTCTGCTTCTTATGCAGTTCCATGACCTGTTCGGTCAGTTCCTTACTGTTTGCCATGAATTTGTCCTCCTTATTTAACCGTCATACGGTAGGTTTCAGATTTCTTGCTGTACTTATCCAGCAATCCGTCAGCTTTCAGAGCGTCCTTATCAACGCTGGTAGTCTCGGAACGAGAGATAGTCCACACATAGGTAGAACCCTTGACCTCGACCTTCTTATCACCATCACGGAACTGCCCCATAGCGTGTTCCTTGATAATGTCATTGATGGTCTTGAGACGCTTCTCCTTGTCTGCGGTAGAAGCGGAAATCTTGTCCAGCTCCTTCTTGAGACCTTCGGCTTCTGCAATCAGAGCTTCAATGTCAGTCTCGGGAGACAGGGTGTTGGTGCGGAGTGCCGCAAGGATTTCAGCGTCCTTCTTCTCGTCATACTCCGGGGAGATACCAGTATCGACATAATCAACCCACCACTGCTCAACGGCGGCTACCTTGTCTGCGAAGTCCGGGTAACGCTCGGAGACCTTGAACTCAACAGTGATGGTGTTGCTTGCGGTCGGCTGATACGCCGCCGGGTCTTTGTAGTCCTTCTCGTCAAGGAAGGAAGCGACCATAATCACATCGTCCACACCGTACAGGTAAGCGTATAATGCCGCCTGTAATGCGTAATACTCGGGAACATCGTTCTGCCAGTCCTCCGCACGTTTGGTGGTCTTCATTTCGAGAACAGCTTCGATGGTCTTGCCGTCTTCACCCTTCATCAGATAGTCCCACATACCGCCGAGGTGTTTGCTCTCCGGGAAGAAATCTCCCCATGTCTTATTGAAGTAGTCCTCACCCCACACATCAGAAGGGCGAACAATGTCCATACCGTATGACTGCTCCATGTAGCGAGCCTGTTTCGGCTCGATGGTCTTACCAGCAACCGTGTAGATAGTGTCCTCGAAGGGCTTCTCATAGGTCTTGGTAATCGCACACCACATTTCAAATGCGGTACTCCACGGATTCAGACCGAGGATAGTAGCGAAGCGAGTACCTGTGATTTTCTTGGTTCTCTTGGGAGGGGCAATCTGAATACGATTGCCCTCGAGCCACTTAATGTCTGCCATTACTTAGCCCCTCCTTCCAGCATTGCGGTAATCTTCTGAATCAGCGTCTCGCAATCGGACTTGGAAATCTCCGTGAATCCCTTGGTCTGTACTGCGATGTTCGCAATCAGTTCTTCCTTGCTCGGGTCAGCGTCCTTAAGCTTCTTGAGAACTGCTTTCAGACCCTTAATCTGTAAAGCAGAAGCATTGTCAGCAGGGGCAGTCAGATTCTCCTTCACTTCCTGTCTCTGCTCGGGAGTAGCCGGAGCTTTCTTCTCTGCCGCCGGAGCGGAATCGCTCTCGCCCTTGCCGAGATTTGCGTCAATGGAATCGCTCTCGCAAATGTCCAGCGCAATCATATACAGGTAGCGGCGCATATAGGTGATGGAAGAACCGAGAGCTTGCATTTCGTTTGTAGCCTGTTTGCCAGCGTTGCTCACGATAGGAGCAATCTGATTGAACGGAGCAACGAACGGTACGGATTCCTCCGGGTTGTCGGTGTTGATGATGTTCATGGTTGCAACATCAGCGGTGAAGTTCACCACAGGGATAAGACCAACCTCATTGAAAATGCGGATAGCGGTCGGTACAATGTCCTCAAGCTCGAAGTATTTGAAGGACAGGTGCATATTCTTTCCTGTCTTCTCCACGTTCGCTTCAAGGAACTTTGCCCTTGCAGTAAGGAGCTTCTGATATACATTTGTGGTCTTGGTAGTAGTTGCCATTTTCTTTGTCCTCCTTGGCTTTTTAGTTTTTTCGGGTTTGATACCCTTGAAATCGTCAACTCTCTTTTTCGCCATTGCGATGTAGAAACTTCTGTCTACCTCGTCAATGGACAGCTCGTTATCGTTGTCGATGATACAGTGTTCCGGGAGAGAATCTATTTTCGCTTCGGAATCGTCCTCGGCTTTCACCTTGAAGATTTTTCCGTATCTCTCGTCCGCTGTGGCGTACACTCGGTTCACCTTCTGAACTGACTGCTTTTCACCGTCCACCACATGATAGGCTTCCCGGTACTTCGCCCCGGCTTTGGCGATAATCTGAAACTGGAAAATATCATCGCAACTATTGATGGTGTCTTCGACAGGCGTTCCGTTTACAAAGAACTC